ATCACTGGGGCGAACCTGTCGGGTATTGTTGTTGTGTCCCCATGAGCAGATAAATCACTTGGAAAAGTAAAATAATCAAACTTTAATGTGTATGCTTTGTTTGGAAAAGGATACAGAATATAATTATTATCTAATGTTCTTACTATATGTGAGGGCACTCCCCCATTATCAAACTGTGCTACTTGAACGCCACTAGCTATTGATGCAGCTGTGGTGCTGTTCGCTCCTCTAGTGCATCCTGTGAATGTTGTACTGGAGCCTATAGCAGTATAAGTTATTTGTTCATTTGCAATATGTAACGTACCAGATGCAGAAAAGCCAGATGTACTGGCTACAGTTATAGTTGTTACACTATCGGTATGTGTGGTACTTGTCGTAGTTGTCTCTATCTCATCTTCTTGTTCTACATTATTAGCAATATATTCATTATAAGATAAGCTACTTAAATTTACTCCAGATGTACCTAAAGTAGAATCTTTTACAATTCTAGCAGTATTATAATCTATGTGTTTCGTTGATGTTGGTACAGTGTATTTTACTGTACCTGGAACTAATGTTTCACTGTTAGTTGCATGATTGAATGGATAACTAAACTCTTTTTGATTAATATATCTTATTGTCTCATTAACTGCATTCTTAGCTTGTGTTTGTATACCTCTAGCTGTAGCAAAAGTAGTTGAAGTTAATTCAACTTCATTCATACGAGATAAAACACTATTTGTTAATGTAAGAAAAGTCTGAGCCATTATTATCCTTAGAATAAAGGGCTACTCTAAAGCAGCCCCTTATGTTAAATTTAAGCTAATTGGTCTCTATCGACTTCGTCAGCTGATAAGTCGCCTGGATTGTCAATGTTCATTAACACTGCCCAAACTCTTATTTTTCCGCCTGTAGGGGCTGTACTTGCAGCCTGTAGTTCTAAGTCTATCGTAGTAGCCGCTCCTACTACGTTAGGGAAAACTGAAGGAATCATAGTTGCATAAGCACCGACAGCCATAGCGTCAGTGTCCATAGCAGCTACGAACTCATCAACGTCAGCAGCAATGCCGCCTGTTGAAGCATCCGTAATACCTAAGTTAAACGTAGTATCGTTTGACTCCCCTGTAAGTAACGCCTCAACTTCATAGCCTGCTGCCATGAGAAGAGTGTTTGCAGGTATAGTAAATACCTTTAAGATATCGTTAGCAGCGATTGCAGTGTGAGCTGCGTTTTCTACTGCGATATCAATAGTGTTACTTACTAAGTAAGGTGCAGGAGCAGATGGTCTGTGTACTGCCTGAAGGCTAGTTGTATAAGTTGCCATTAGTTATTCTCCCTTAAGCTGCTGTGTTATACTTAGCAGTTACGATTGCTTCAGGACGAAGAATCTTTCTGCCGTATAAATGCATTCCGCGAACAATATCCGCAAACGAATCAGGGTCTCTATAAGACTCAGTTTTCGTAATCTGTGAAGCAGAAGCTACTGATGAAGAGTGACCAGCAACAATTCCTCCGTAATCTGTATTCTGGTTAGCTGTACCTGTTGTAGCAGGACCTCCTCCGACTACAGGTAAGTTATTAGATACATAAACATCAAAGCCATGTAATCTAGTAACAACTAGACCTTGTCTTAGGGCATCTCCAGAGTTTCCGTAATCGGCTTCAAGCATTCTTGAGCTTTCATCCTTTAGTATCTCTAGGAATACTGGGTCAACAACTAGCCATCTATTTTCGTTATCTACAAATTGTGTATCTAACAATCTAGCCATTCTTGCAACAAGTTGTAATGGAGTAGCAGTTGCTGTTGCTATAGCAGTAGCACCAGGCAATCTTGTTGCTAGTGGTATTGAGTGGTCTCCAGCACTTGATGTTGTAATGTTGGCAAAACTACTTTTGATTAACTTCATGCTTGTTAGCAATTCGTCAGTACCAGCAGTTGAAATAGCAACGCTACCATTAACAGAAGTGTTAACTCCATCTGCATTTATATTTAATGCTGATTGGGCATAACCTGTTAAGTAACCAAGAACTTCTTGGTCGTGTTGGTCACGAAGTCTGTAACCAGCTCTGTCAGAAGCCATTGACTCAAAGTTTACATGACTGTGAGCTTCCTCAATGTCATCTACTTTAAAAGCAAAATAGTTAGCTTTATCTACGGTGAGAGAAAATTCCTCATCGTCTAGGTCTTGTGGCTGAATAGTTGTGCCACGGGCATAAGATTTAACAGTGATTTCTGGTTCTTTAATAATTTTTACAGTATCACCATAATTCGCAATCTCTCCAAAATAGTCAGAGTTACAAATTGTTTCTGCTATTGAAGATTTACGAAAAGCTTGCTGAACCTTTTGGGAGTAAATAATGGGGCTAAAATTGCCATTAGGTAAATTCCCGTATCCAGCTGCTGTAGTAAAAGCCATGATAATTCTCCTTGGGCTTAAAAAATACGAGTTGCATACAATCAAAAAGGCTAGCTAAACATTAGGTGTCCATAAGGGGCTAAATAAAACTAGGTAGTTTTTTAGTAAATAATTCGTGATGTGGGTAGTTTGCAGGTAGTCATACTATATATGGGCTGCGGAATATATACATTTTGTAACACATTATGGAACAAATGTAAAGTAAAAAATTAACGATTTGGTCTACTTACATCATATATGAAGTTTCCAGACCTAATAGCCTCGCTGATAGCCTCTTCATTAGCTGCAAATTGATGACCTTTCATCTTAGCAACATCAGACTCTCTAATCTGATTTGCTTGTCCTGACTTAGTAGCTGAAGGGGCATTCGTTGCTCCTCTAGTTACAGCTTTTGCAGCTTCCTTAGAAGCATCTGGTTTCTTTTTATTGGGAGCCTCTGTTAGTCCCATGTCTACTTTGTACAAGTCAATTGCTCTTGCGGCAGATTTAGAATCACTTTCATTCTCATATAAAGCCTGCTGAACCCATCTAGGCTGTACTTCAACCCAATCATGAAACTCTTGGTCGTTTCTAATTGTGTCAAAATCAGGATGTATAGTCATAAGTTCTGCTTCTGCCATGGCACGACTAGATTGTGCCTCTCTATCTGCAATTAACTTCATTCTTTCTTCTAATGTAGAATCTAATTCTTTTGCTTTTTTTGTAGCAATACTTTCCACTATTTTAGCTACATCAGGATATTCTTCAGACCACTTAGCAATCTCTTCATCAGATTTAGGTAATTTGATTTCTTTAGTTGCTGTATCTGTAAGCTGTTGCTTTAACTTAAATATTTCATCTTGATAAGTTTTTTCTTTTTCTTGAGTATGCCTTCTTAAATCACCATATCTTTTCTTAAAGGTTTTTTCTTCTGGTGCTAAAGTTTCTGTTTCAGCAATATCTTCTGCTTCTTCTTTAACTTTACCTAAAGCTATATCTCTTTCTTTTAAATTCTTTTCTAACTCTAACGCTTCTTTATCATCGTTACGTGTATATCTCATTGGGGTTTTAACTATTTTTTGTTCTACAGCAATCTCAGCCATATTACTTCTCCTTGTTGGGGCAACCGTAGCCATGTTGGGGGGTTGGTAGCCAGTGATTTAGTTCATATATTATTTCTTATGAACTGCCAATCCTACTAAGTAAACTATAGGATGGATTATTTTACAAAAGATATTGCCGACTATACTGTCTTTAGCTTTGCCTTTTGTTAAAATATGTCTAAGGTGTTTTGTTCGTTCTTTCGCAAAGTACGCACCTATATTAGTTAATGCGTTGTTAACTTTCATACCACGAACAAAAGGTTTGAATAACGAATGATAACCTATTTCATGTATAGGTGTCAAGTATTTTTTCTGATAAATGTGCCAAGTCTTCATAGCTTGTGCCCAATCATCAAGTTGTGTTTGTCTATACATCTCAGTACAAACTATTTTTCCATCTCCACTGGTTGCAGTATCATCATCTGGGGCATCATATTGTGCAGTTCTCTCTTCCATTCTTTGTTCACGCTCTGTATTCTGTGGAGCATTTCCTGGTTTACCTGAGCTATCTGTAAAGTTTACCGATGTGCCATCTTCATGCGTAAATGAGCCATCATTGTTTTCACTGTAGAATGAACCATTGTCATTTAGTCCAACGCTCTTTGTTCCACCACGTGATTCAATATCTGATTTTGCATCGTCATTAAAAGTATCCAATGCTGAATCTCGTTGTGATTTTCTACCACTTCCAAAAGTTTCTTCTACATCAAATTCACTTTCTCTTTCAGCTTGTCTACCAGCATCTCCAGACAAATCAGTGCCTTTTGATATCCTATCTAATAATATTTCTTCTTTTAAATCCTGTGCTGCTGCTTTTTGAGCTACAGTAGAAGGTATGGTATCATCAAGTATTTGATTAAGCCCGTTCTCGCTTAACCCCTCAAAACTTTTTCTCGAGGATTGATAATTAGGGTCTACTTCAATATTTGCCCTTGCCTCAGCAGTTAACATATCTCCAGTAGTTTTTATTTCTTGTGCTAAAGGACCAGCAGATGCATCTGCAGGAGGGGCAAGATAACTAGCACTTTCAGCTAACGCTCCGCCAGCAATTTTTTGCATAAGTTCTTCCATGCTATTTACTTTTAGAGAAGGGGCTTGAGGTGATGCTAGTCCTGGAGGAGTGCCTATAGCTCCTTCAACTAAACTATTAGGATTTTCTTTTTGTATATTGCTTAGTTCTGTATTAACTTGATTTACTAACTGCTCTTCTCCAATAGCTTTCCTCATTTCGCCAAGTGTGTATTGTACTAATCCTGCAGCTGTCATAGGAGTGGTGCCGATAGGGTCCTTTGTATCTGGAATTATAGCTCCTCCAGGTCCTATGTTACTTATATCTTTACCTTGGAGTTTATTAGAAATATCTGTAAACATACTTCCGCTTGATGCTACTTTACCAGTTATAGGGTCATACTCTCTTCCGTCGTTACCTACTACATTACCAGCTAAAGTAACTGTCCCAGGAGCTTGGTTTACTCCTAACATACCTAAAGGTAACATAGCTAACGCAATTTGTTTTACAGGATTATAGTTATGTCCCAACTCTTTAGCTCTATTAATTTTTTCATTGGCTAAAGCCCTAGCAGCTTTCTCTTGTTCTGTTTCTACAGGGTCATCTCCACCTGTATCTTGTTGAACAGGTTTTTTGACTAAGGGTCCAACTGGAGGAATAGTGTTATCTACAGGAGTACCCTCATCATCTCCTGGCTTATATGTTTGATTAGCTGTATATGAACCTACATTACCAGCACCTACAACTGTATTTGGATTAGTTGTTGGACCAAGATTAAGAGCAGCAGGTGTAATTGTTCCAGTGCTAGAAACTGGAGAAGCTATGCCTTTATTAATACTAGGTTGCAACTTGTCATCTATACCATCTTTATTTTTATCAATGAAACCTGCAGATTGTACAAATTTAGCTGAGGCAGCTTCAGGAGCTGCGGCTGTTCCATATTTTCCTAATGCAGGATTATATATAGCTTGTTGTTTTTGTATGCCTCCTAAAGTTGCTACATTAGGTTGTGCATTCATAATAGTCATACCTGCGGCTGCAGTTTTTATATCATTATCAATATATTCTACTTGTCCAGCATCTTCCATTTCGCCAAGACCTTGTAATGCATCTCTTCTTAGTCCTTCATACATACCAAGACCATGGTATCTGACCACGTTAGCTGGTACAACTAATTCGCCTTCGCTTAATAACACATGTTGATTATCTTTAACTTCATCACCTGTAGCACCTGGAGGAGGGTCAGAAGGAGTGCCCATTGATGCTTCTTCATATTCTGGTTTGTCTGGACTACCCATATCAATTACTACAGCTAACCCTTTACCTTTTTTGGTACCCTTGTCACCACTCTCAATAGACTTACCTTTAGCCGCCATTATAGGAGTTGGGCTAAGTAACTGTTCTTCTTCAGCTTTCTTGGCAGGTACTTGTGGAGCAGCTAAAGCGGTAGTCATAGGAGCAGGCATCTCTGTTGGCATAGGAGCAGTAGGACTAGCTATTCCAACACTTGTTTTATCTTGTTTTAATTTCTTGGCTACAAGCTTCATAACTTCATCTCTAGGGTCAACGACTTTAGGAGCAGCACCTCTCTTAGGCATCTTCTCTACTTTTGCTTTTTTGTTGCCTACGGGTGGACTGGTCTTTTGTGTCATTGGTGATGTACCTAATCCTGCTGGTTCTTTTAATGCCATGAGTGCTCCTCCTGTGTTCATGCCTCTAGCTCTGCCTATTTGCTGACTTATTTGTTTTGATTTAGCATTGGCTTTTTTAGCTGTTTCTTTACCTGGTGGTCCTTTTATTAAAATATAGTCGTTCTTCTTCATTGCTTCATTAATATCTGCATCACGTAGCTTGCCTCCTTTACCCATACGTAAAGTTGGAAATAAAACTTCTCCTCCTAGCTCCATACTGTATTCACTAGCAGTCTGTACAGTAGCTTGTCCTCGCGTTGGAGTATTTTTATTCATAGCCCTTGAAAGCCAAGCTGGTCTAGTATCAATTTCCATTATTTTTCAGCTCTTGCTATGACTTCATCACGAAGAGTTTTAAGTCTTCGTATTTCTTGGATTGCTCCCTGTGCTTTATTAATGTTATATATATCTTCATGTTGTTCTAATAGCTTGTGTAACTCAGCTACTCTATACTCCATGTATGCTTCTAATATATCTGTATTCTTCTTTACATTAACCAGAGGTAGTAGTTTTTTAGCTACTTCTGTTATCATTGTCTACCCCCTAGTAATTGTTGTAGTTGGTCCATAGCAGCAGGGTCTTGTTGCTGAGGTCCTGGTGAAGGATTCTGAGGTGCACTAAATCCTTGCTCTCCTGGAACTGGAGCTTGCCCTACCCCTATGTTACCACCACCTCCACCTGAAGGGTCAGCAGGATTAACTCCCTGTGCTTGCCCTTGTTCAGTAGGTAAACCACCAGCAGCTTTTAATATCTCTGCTTGCTTGAATGCTTCTCTTTCATCATTTATAAGTTTCTCTGCGTCTAAATCCATAGCCGCACCTAGTTCTCTTAAGATAACTGGTATCTTTAAGTAAGGAGCTACAGCAGCATTTCCTGACATCTGAAGTAACTGTAGAAGTCTTTGACTTCTTACTTCGTTCTTCATTAGACTTTCTGTGCCTCTGGCTTTTATTTCTAAATCGCCTCTAGCTTCTTTATCAAAGTCAAACTGCATATTAAAAGCAAACAATGCTTCTCCTAAAGGTTGTAATAGATAATCATCTAAGTTCTTTACAACACTCTTAATACTTAATTGTGCCGCTCCCATCAGCATGCTGATACCTGCAGCAGTTCTGCCCGTACCTGCAACGCCAGTTTGTCCATGTGAATAAGATGGTATGCCTGTTGCATCATCTGCTAGTGACCTAGCTTTATCAAACATCATCATATTCTCTGTGCTTACATTCGGATACTTTGTTCCAAATAAGGCTTGACCTGGAGCACCCCCTTGTCTTCTAAATACTTTTCCTGGATATACTTGTAAGTCTTGTCCTGGGACTAAGTTAGTTTCATCAATCTCAAATACTAAGTTACCTGACAATACAGCATTATCCACTGCCATTCTCATGAAACCATTCATAAGTGTTTGAGTATCTGACATATTCTCAGCTAATCCTACACCGAAGAAGCTATACGGATTAATCTCAAATGGTGCGGCACAGTATGGAATACGTTTAGGAGTAAACGGATTTATAACTAGCCGTAGTATCTTATTATTAGATACCCATATATTAACTTGTAATGTATCTACATCTTTAAAATCATTAGGTATTTCTAATCCAGCTTCTTCTGCCATAGTTCTGTCTATGTTGCCCCAGAACTCTAGTACCTCAAATCTGTTTACATCATATTGAGTTTCGTTATCTCTTAAATCATTTTCCCACCATTTACGTGTATAGTTGTATCCCATCTCGGCACACTCATCTATAGCATCGGTATCAAAGTAAGGTCTCTTCTTTAAGTTTCTTAGTTCTGAATAACTTAGCTTGTGTCTTTCTATAACGTACTCTGCCTCTGACATATTGTTTGCATCATAGTCAGGGTAGAAGTTCCATGTAGAAACTGATTCTACTCTTGGTACAGTTTGACTCTCTGGTGAATAGTTACCTTCTTCATCCCAGTTAGCTCTTTCTTTATCAAAAGCAAAAGGTCCTTTAAGTATTCCTGTACCAAATAATGC